TCTGGTCGCCGTCGATCTGCTGGACCCAGCCGTCGACCACGGCGCCGGGCGTCGGGAAGGTCGCCCCCGGGACGTTGTCCGTGTACCACTGGCCCCCGCTGGCCGTGATCGTCGGATACTGGACGCCGTCGAGCATGATCCAGTTGGGGCTGACCACGATGGCGGGATCGCCGTGGCCGGTGAGCCGGGCGCAGTTGACCCCCGCCGGGTTGGTCGGCGGTTCCCAGCGCCACAGCAGGGCGGCCCGCACCACGAGGGGCAGACCGTTGCTCTCGCCCTGGGAGCCGATGATGGTGACCGTGTAGACCCAGCCCTGCGGATCGTTCAGCGTGAGGGCCACTTGCAGCTCGTTGGCCGAGATGAACGTGCTCGGGAAGGGCACGCCATCGAGGGCGACCGAGTCCCCCGCCATGAAGTTCAGCCCCCGGGCCGTCAGCACGAAGCTGGCGTTGAAGTCCACGGCGTCGGGCGTGATGTCGGTGAGGATCAGGTTGCTGACGTAGGTGTAGGCAGCGGGCAGCGTGGCCGTGCCCTCGGGCGTCGTGACCGCCACGTCGTACGGTCCGCCGATGGGGTGGGGCGGGGCATCGCACTCGACCACGTTGTAGAGCACCGGCACGAGGTTCGTGCAGCCGACCCCGTCGATGGTGGCGCCCGTGGCCCGGAACATGAAGTCCCCCATGATCCGCACCCGGTTGCCGCCCATCTCGGGGCCGATCCACGGGACGATGGCGGTGACGGTGGGCGGGCCAACCACGGCGACGAAGGCGAAGTCCACCGAGTTGGACAGGTTCCCAGCGGCCACGTTGAGGACGGTGACGGCCCGGAGCACCTGGGCCAGCTCGGTGTTGCGCTGGAAGAAGAACCGGGCCTCGTTGACCGAGACGTAGGTGGTGGTGACCGGCACCCCGTCCACGTTGATGACGCAGTCGGGCTGGAACCCGGTCCCGATCACCCGCACCACGAGGTTGGCGGGCGGCCCCAGCGGGGACCACGGCGGGTCGAGCTGGAGGATGATGGGGACCAGGGCCTCGGTCCAGGTGAACTGGACCTGGTTCGACCGCAACCCGGTGCCTGCGGTGTTGACCACCTCGATCACGGCCACCCCCGGCAGGGCCGGGCGGGTGAGCTGGGCGGTGAGCTGAGTGGCCGACACGAACGTGGTGGCCTGATCCACCCCGTCCATGCGGACGATGGCCGTGGCATCGAAGCCCGACCCGTCGACCGTGAGGGGCTGGTTGCCGGGCTCGGGCAGGCAGAGGCCCGTGGTCGGCGTGATCGACACGATGAGCGGGCTGTTCACGTCGAGCCAGGTGAACTCCTGGGTGTTCGACGTGGAGCCGGTGGCGTTGACCACCTGGACGAGGTCCACCCCGACGACGGCCGGGCGCACGAGGTCGCAGGTCAGCTCGGCGGCCGACACAAACGTGGTGACCTGGGCCACGCCGTCCAGGGTGATCTGCGCCCCAGCGTCGAACTGAGCGCCCAGCACCCGCAGGAACACGGTCCCGGGCTCGGGGGCGATGAGCGCCCCGGTCGGCTCCAGGCTGTTGATGTCGGGAACGAGCCCCGTAGCCGAGGCCGGGACCACAGCGAACTCGTGCTGGTTGGACCGGACCCCCATGGCGTCCCGCACCTCGACCGGCACGTCCGGGTCGGCCACCGGGTAGGCCCCGGCCGGGATCACCGTCGTCAGTCGGGTGACCGAGACATAGGTGGTGGGCTGGGCCACCCCGCCCATCCAGATGGTGCAACCGGCGTCGAAGTTGTCGCCGTTGACCGTGAACGGCGTGTCAGCGGCCGGTCCCACCTCCACGTACACCGGGTCGATGTCGGTGATGAAGGGATCGGTTCCGACGAAAGGGGGGCGAGTGCTACCACCGCCCCCGCCACCGTGCCAGCCGGTACCGATCCACGAGGCGACAGCGTTGGGGCTGGCCTCCAGGGCGAAGGTGACGGCCGAGGCCACGTCCGTCCCGAGCAGGGCGGGGGCCTCGGCGTTGAGCTGGGACGGGCCGACCACGCCGAGGGCGACCCCGACCGTGGCGATGGCGAAGGAGTTGGCGATGTACGGGTCGCACACGACGGTGAGCGAGCCCTCGGACTCGTAGGCGAACGTCTCCCAGGCGTCCAGCTCGCCGAACGACATGGGGCCGAGCACGAGCAGCCGAGGCCCGGGCCACGGCCCGATGGCCTCCAGGGCGGCGCCCGCCGAGGTCATGACGGCGCCGATGGCGGTGAGCCGGTCGGCCACGGCCCGGTCCACGTCCCGGGCCACCTGGGCACCGAGGACGCCGACGATGCGGGCCAGGGCGGCGGGGGTGGTGGCGGCCTGGTGGCTCACGTCGGTCCAGGCCGCCTGGGTGATGCGCTGACCCATCGAGGCCGACACCTTGACCGTGGTGCCGGTGAGGGGTCCCTTCTCCAGGGCTTGCGTCTCGGTGACCGGCAGGGACGCCAGCCACACGAGCGGGTTGCCCGGCCCCCAGCTCTCGCCCAGGGCGGACACGAGAGGCCAGAGCTGGGGGACGGATTCCAGCCGGGTGATGCCCGGCACGTCCGGGCTGAGCGTGTCAGTCCGGTGGAGACGACCGGGAACCTCGCCCCGACTGATGGCGATGGTGTCGGCTGTGACGGCGAGGCTCCCGTTGCTCATGGCGCAGCGGCGATCTTGATGGTGGCGTCGGCGAACGGGGTGGGCCGGAAGCCCGCCACCGATGCCGCCAGCGCAACCTGACGACCGAGCACCGAGGGCTCCACGGCCTCCAGGACCGGGAAGCGGTAGAGGTAGCCCTCCAGGCCCGCCCCGCCGCCGACGTAGAAGGCGTCGTCGGTGATGGCGGGGGTGACGATGGGCTGGAGCCCCGCCACCGTGACCGAGAAGGACGTGGCCGAAGCCGAGCCCGGAGCGTTGGCGGCGCCGAGGGTGGGGAACAGCGGCCGACCGGCGAGGTCGGTGGTCCCGCCCAGGAGCGCCCAGCCGACCGGACCCATTGCGATCCAGTCGGGCAGCTCGTAGGTCACGGCGTAGTAGGCGGCGGCGGCGTCGTAGATGGCCTTGATGAGGTCGGCGGCGGTGAAGCCTGCCGCCAGGGCCACGTACCCGGTGGAGAGTTGCATCTCGGTGACCATCGCCACCTCGATGTAGTTCTCCAAGCGGCGCCGCATCTGGTCCACGATGATCTGGAGTGAGCTGGGCTGGAAGGCGAGGAGCTGCTGGCTGACGTTCAGGTAGCCGCCGACCGTGGACAGGGCCACGGTGTCCGACTCGATGGAGAACGCCGTGGACGCCAGCTCACCCTTCTGGAGGGCCTGGGGTGCCACGCCCGTCGTGAACCCAGGGTCCACGATGTGGGGGCGGGAGAAGCCGAAGCCGTCCGAGGCCGGGATGCCCCGCATCCCCACCGAGTTGGCGAACGGCATCCCCTTGGGGTACGGGTCCGAGACGGGGCCGACGACCGACTGGACGACGAGCCCGCCGAGGTCGCCTGCCACCGGGGTGGTGAGGGCGGCGTCGGTGCCCATGTGCTCGGCGACCCGCTTCATGACCCGGCCGTAGCGCATCTTGGCGTCGGGATCACCCTGGTGGAGGCAATCCCACAGGAGTTGCCCGGCCGAGCGGTACTGGAAGTCGGGCGAGGCCACGGAGCCGCTGACCCGGCTGAGCCGGGCGCTCGTCTCCTCGGACAGGGACAGGTCGAAGGCGAGAACGTCGAGCTGGCGGCGCAGGCCGACAACTTCCTCGTTCATGGACTCGAACGTGGCCAGCTCGTCCTGGGTCAGGTCACGGTTCTCGTCGGCCGCCCGGTCCGAGGTGGACTCGATGTAACGGCGCCGCTTGGCGATTTCCTCCTGAAGCTGCTCGATCTTGCGAACAGACACGACACCCTCCTTTCGGGGTTGCGGTTGGGTTCCGCATCGCCCGGCGGGGTGTCGCTCGGCGGGGGTGTCGCTCAGTGGCGAGGTGTCCGACTGGCGGGGTGTCGCTCAGCCCGGTGCGCTCCGGGTGGCCTCTGCTGGCCGGGATGGTACGTCAATCCAAGTACGAACGTCCACAGTGGGGGCAGGTCAGGTCCACGGCCCGCTGACCGTACCGAATCGCCCCGACCCACAGCTCCAAGTTCTCAGGCCGATTGTCGGTCTTGATCCCGTTGATGTGGTGGACGCTCTCGCCCCGGCGCAGGGGGCGCCCCAACTTGACCTCCATCACCATGCGATGTTCGGCCAGCCAGATGGCGTCTACCCGGACCAGGGCGTAGCCATCCTTCCCAACCCGTCGACCCTCGTTCGCCAGCACGTCGAACTCAGCGAAGGTAAGCCCCAGCCGCCGCCGAGAGGCATCCCACCGCTTATGGCGACGACAGTACCCCACCGACCTCCCGGCCTTGTTCACAGCCTGCGCCTGCCCGCATCCAGCCCACCCGCATAATCCCGCCATGTCGCTCAGTCTACTAGACCCACTCAGCGGGCGCTCAGCGGCCCCAGGACGATTTCAGGCTCTCCCCACCCCTCCAGAGCCCCAGCGCCCGCCACAGGGCGCTCCAGGCCCCGATCCGGGCCTTCTAGCGGGGGTGGACGAGGTCGGTTGTGGTAGTCGGGGGCACCGGGCGGGTCAGGTCCACCGAGACGTGGGTCAGGACCCAGCCCAGGACGACGAACAGGGCGACGACGACCGCCAGCACCACCACGTCCCGCATCCGCCGATGAGTTGAGAGTTGACTCTCAGGCAGCGTGCTCACGGAGCATCGGAGCCACGAGGTCGTAGACCCCCGAGCCCCGAGGCCCGGCCTGCTCCATCTGGCCCAGGAACACCAGGGCCGAGGTGAGCCCGTGGTCCTGGAGCCGCTCCAGGGCGGCCGTGTAGACATCGAGCCGCCACCCGCTCAGCTCCTTGCACCCGACGCACATCTCAGCTCGGCCAGTCCGCCAGCATGGCCTTGACCCGGTCGAGGTTGGGGGTCGCCAGCTCCAGCGGGTCGCCCTCCCGCATCGCCATGATGCGAGCCCCGTTGTAGGCCGGGATGGGCGTGGCGGTCACGGCGAAGATGTGGACCTGGCGGCGCTCCCGCCGAGGGCCGGTGGGGGGCGTGTGGGTCACGTCGATGAACTCGACCGAGAGCCCATCGTGGGACTCCCGCAGCATCGACTGGTACTTGGGGAGGTCGTGGCCCTCGTACAGGCGGAAGGTCCCCCACGCCCCGTCGTCCTTCTCGGCCAGGTCCATGCAGAAGCCCGTCTCCCGGTCGAACGCATCGGAGTGGTCGAGGGTGAACTTGATGCGCTTGGGCGAGGCCGCCCGCATCCGGGCGGTGCAACCGGGCAGGAACGACTCCTCGTAGATGTCGAGCCCCTCGGGCGTGGGGTCGGCGACCTTGGCCCACTCGCCGAAGGGGAAGATGCGCCCCAGGACGGTGCGCTCATCGAGCCAGTCGCCCAGGGCGACGGATCGGAACAGGTGCGGGGTGTCAGCCACCGGCCCGCTCCCTCAGCTCGTGCAGCTTGCGGAAGAACGCCTCCCGCTGGGCCGTGGTCGCCTTGGGCCGGGGCGGGGGGTCGGGCCGCTCGTAGCTGCCCTCCTTGCGGTTGACGTAGGTGACGGGAACGTCACGCTCCCTGCTGCTGCTCATAGTTCACGCTCCCTCCCGGTCCGTTGGACGGGGGCTCGACCGGATCGGCCGGGCCGAGGCTGGCGCCCCGGTGCGGCTTGGTGTTGGGCAGCCGTTCGGCGGCCCGAATCTCGTCCACGTACATGCCCCGCTCCCCGGTGACCGGGTCCACGATGTTGAACAAGGTCTGATACCCGAAGGCCCGCTCCGACAGGGGATTCTGCGTGTAGCGGTCGGGGTTGAACTCGATCTGTGAGCCCCGGGGTACCAGCCACCCCGACCACGCCTTGGCGATCAGGTTGCACAGCGGGCGCAGGGTGGCGTTCCAGTGGTGCTGGAACAGGGCGCTGGCGTTGGCGTAGGTGACCGAGGAGCCCTCGCCCATCGACACGTTGACGAGGTAGCCCGGGACGCCGAAGGCGGCGCAGATACGGCGGTCATCGAACTCCCGCAGATCGAGCAGCGCCATCTGCTCGGGGGAGAACGAGAGAGGCTGGAGGTCGAAGGCCGAGCCCAGGATGGCGGGGGCGCCGTCCCGGCGCATGGCGGCGCTGACCCAGGCCGCCTGGGCATCGGTCACCTGGGCCTCGTCCAGGTTGCGCTGGGCCTTGAGGACGGCCCACGGCACGCCCCCTCGGGTGGACAGGTTGGAGGCGTAGCGCTCCAGGCTGGCGCTCGTCAGGATGGACCGGGCGCACCACTCCAGCGGGCTCACTCCGTGGAGTCGCCCCGGCCAGCTCTGATACTGGATGTGGCAGATGTCATCGGGGGCGACAGGCACGTCCTCCACGAGGTACTCCCGACGCCCGCCCATCCACTCGACCCGCACGGCGTCGGGGTTGAGGTTGGCGAAGCTGGCCGGGAACCCGTCCGAGTAGCGGGCCAGGGCGTAGGTGAACGCCTCGCCCCGGATCAGCAGGGCGTTGATGGTGCCGTGCATGAACTCGACCCACGACTGGTACAGCGCCGGGCACGGATTCTCGTGCCACGGCGGGAGCCGGTAGGGCTCGGTGCCCTTGAGCCCGTAGACCGGGAAGCTGCCCACCTGGCGGGAGTTGAGGTCCACGCAGGTCATGGCCGTGGCCGTCTTGGAGATGAGCGTCCCCGGCCCACCCCCGAGAGACTCGCCCCCGTCCATGTACGGCGTGTCCCACCCATCGGGCCAGCCGTCCCACGCCTGGGCGTGCCAGCGGCCCGTCATCACCTCGCCCGCCCGGGCCTGCGACCCCACCGTCGAGCCCACGTCGAGGTTGGCGTTGGGCTCGTGCTCCCGGGGGTCGATCTGCGGCTGTTCCGAACTGGCCCGATGGTGGCGCCGATCCGTGACGATCAATCCACCCGGCGTCACGTACTCGGTCATTGCCTCGGCACAGTACCCGACATGCGCTCCACGAGGAAGGTGTCGCACAGCTTGAGGTACTGGTCGCAGGCGGCGACCATGCCGAGGGCGCACTCCCGGGCCTCGACGGCCTGGGCTCGCAGCTCGGCCACCTGATCGACGGTCAGCTCCTCCTGCTCCTTGGACAGCAGCCCGATGAACTCATCCAGCTTGAGAGTCAACTCTCATCACCACACTTTCACCTGGGCCACCTCGTCCTGGGCACGCCACACGGCCATCGAGGCGGCGATGATGGGCAGGGGGTGGCCCTCGTAGCGGTCGAAGCACCAGCGGTCCCCCCGCTGGCGCCGGGCCAGACCCATGACCGAGTCGGCCATCCGCATGTCCCGGGCGTGGCCGATGCGGCGGGCGTCGATGAGGTCGATGAACAGACCAGCGGCGTCGGTCACGTCGGTCGAGGTGAGGCTCACCACCTCCATCTCCTCCTTCTCCAGGGCGGGCTGGAGGGCGGCGGCGGGGCCGAAGCGGTCGAGGACGACCGGCGAGCTGGTCCCGGCGAGCTGCTTGAGTCGGGGCACCACCCACTCGGTGCCGAACCGCTCCTCGACCAGCTCGATGCCGAAGGCGTTGTCCCACGGCCCGCAGGCCACGATGACGGCGCCGGTCCGGTCCGGGCTCACCTCCAGAGCGAACACGAGGTCCCCTCGGGCCTCCAGGTACGGGAGGGCGTCCCACGCCTGGAGGTCGAGCACCTTCCGGCGCTCCGAGACGACCATCCGGCACAGGTACTCCCGGGCGAAGGCGTCGGTCCCGAGTTGCTCGGCCTGCCGGGCCAGCCAGGCCGAGGCCAGCCCGTCCGGCACGTCGAGGGTGGGGATGGTGGCCCGCCAGGTGGCAGGGTCGAGCACGTCGGCATCGTCGGCACAGGACCACTCCAGGAGCACGTAGCCCCGGTCACCCTCGGCCACGGCCCGCCTGCCCAGCTCCCGTTGCTGATTGAGGAGCACGGCCGTCTCGTCCCCGGCGTTGGACACGATGACGAGCTGGGCGCCGTAGCTGACCGTGGCCCCGTCCCGCTGGGCCATGGTCGGCCCCATCACGTCGAGGAGCCACGGCTCGTGGGCCAGGGCCTCGTCAATGACCACCATGTCGAGGGCCAGACCACGGGCGCCGGTCCGGGAAGGTGTGACGACTCGATACTTGGACCCGTTCCGAAAGTGGACGCACTCCTCGCCGTTCTTGCGGACCACCTTGTCGATGGACCCGGCGATGGGCGAGGCCATCATCATCTCGACGTGCTCATACCACTGACGTAGGGCGGCGATGCGGTCCTGGGCCGTCATGGCGACGTGCTGGGGGCCGATGCGGTGACCGACCAAGGCGGCCATGCTCGGGAGGTCGGGGGCGAGGCAGCGGGTGGCAACGTCGGCGGTCACGGCCGTGGTCTTGCCCGCCTGGCGCCCCACCATGGTCAGTGTCGTGCTGGCGGCCAGCCGGGTGCGCCCCCGGACCCGGACCAGCTCCCCGCACACCTCGGCCCGGTGCCGCTGCCACGGGTGGAAGCGCAGCCCCATCGCCTTGGCGATGTCGCCGACCACGCCCCCGACCGTGGGCCGTCTCGGGTGCCGTGGCGTTCCGATGCGGGGCAGGAGGAGCGGGGGCTCACGCCTGGGCATAGTCCCGCCAGTGGACCCAGCCCTCGGCCGTGTGGAAGCCCCAGCGGCGCACGGCGGCGCCGTGGACGAACACGGTCCAGGCGTCGGCGGTCATCAGCTCGATGCGGTGGGGCTGACCGGCTCGGCGGGTGATGTGGTCGCCCGGGTGGAGCGGGTGCAGCTCGCCGTCCCAGCTTTCCTCGACCAGGAGCCCGGACAGCACCAGGGTCACGTTGTCCCACGGGTGATCGTGGGGGTCTCGGGCGTCGGAGCTGAGCCAGTGGTGGTACCGGACCCCGATGGCCTCGGCCTCCACGATGTGGTAGCGCACGAGGTAGGGGGAGCCGTCCCGGTGGTCGATGCGGTCCCAGCGCAGGCCGGTGGTGTTCGGCTCAGGCGACATACCGGCGCCACCGTCGCCGAGCCGCCGTCCCTCGCCAGCCGGGCGAGCTGGAGCGGATGTTGCAGCCGAGATGGGCCGGCCGAATCGTGCAGCACCCCGACCCTTCCCGGTGTTGGTGAGTGTGGATGGGCGGAACGTGGTCAGCCGAGTCGGCCCCCGGCCGCCCGCACACATGGCAGTACGGGTTGGATGCCAGCATCGCCCGGCGAGCCTTCTGGTGCTGCCAGCCATAGTTGGCGCTGCTCACGGCGGGCCATGGTACCTCCGAGGGTCATAGCCGGTCACGAAGGGGGCCGTGCGCCGGGCGTCGAAGCCCTTGACGAACGGGCGGGCCTTGTAGCCATCGAGGGCGAGGTGACAGACCCGGCACATCGCCTCGTACTGGTCGAGGTCCACCGAATAAACAAGGCCCTCAGGGCTCACCCGCTCATCGGGGTCGCCATGCTGGTAAGCCCACGTCTCGGCCGGGCGCCCGCATGGGCACACGAACTCGGCCGCTCGACCGAGCCGCTGGTGGACGGCCGAGTAGGTGGCGCCGTCCCCGGTCCAGGCCGGGTTGTCGGGACCGAGCTGGGGGGCGTGACCCCGAAGTGCCAGCGGGTCGCCGTTGCGCAGGAAGCGAGAGAGGTGCATCTCGCACAGCCCCTTGCCTCGATGGGGTTTGTCGCAGCCGTCGATGTCGCAGGTGGTCTGGCCGTACCGGCCACGCCTCGACCCCGCCTCGCCCGGGTCGCCGTTGCGGTACTGGCGGTAGTAGTGCATCCCGCACAGGCCCCTCGACCGCTCCGGCCGATCACATCCCACCACCGAGCACACCATCCAGCGAGCTTAGCAGACTGAGGGCAATATTCGCCAATAGTGCCATCTACCAGGGGAAACGCACCGAACTCCTACCGATTTCTCCTATATGCGCCTAGTCCGATTTCTCCTATATGCGCCTAGTCCGATTTACGCTCTATGGGTACGAGGCGATTTAGGGTGTATGCCGCATTTCCCCTGGTCAGAGGCCCTATTCGCTGGGGGGACCTAGCGCACACACATGAC